CGTAGTCGACGGGGCCGGAACGGTGGTTGCCACCCCGATCTCCTGGGCGTTCAGGACGGTGACTGACAGCGCGCTGACCGACAGCACGAGGCTGAACGGACCGGTCTCGGTGTCGACCAGCAGCGAGATCGCCAGCGAGTTCGTCCCGATGTCGTACGCCGTCTGGACGGTCACGTCGTGGACCTTGGGGTTGCCCAGACAGACGGTCGTGATGCGCGAGTTCAGGGCGGCGATCTGGGCCCTGGTGAACGTCCCGTTCAGCTGGCGCAGCACGTTGTAGCAGGGCCACTGCGGCGCGTAGATCAGCGATCCTGGGTCGCTGGACAGCGCCACCACCAGGTCCTCGGCCACGCAGGTGTTGCCGCTGGAGAGGGTCCAGCGGGTCCCGATGTCCGGCAGGATCCGGAGGTCGGTGCCGAGGTCGCCAGCGGCCGGCGCGGTCACCGGTCGGCCCCCAGCGCGGCCTCGGCCTGCGCCACCGCTGCCTGGTCGGCCACGACCTGGACCCCGAGCTCGCTCTTGCCGTCCCAGGTCATCCGGACGGTCACGCCGCCGGTGTCGACCCCGCAGCCCTTGAGCGCCCCCATCAGTGTCTGGCGCAGCTCCTCGTAGCCCATGGGGCCGGCGTAGGGGCCGTGGGCCGCCCGCGCGGCGGCGAAGGCGGTGGCGACGTCGGGGCGCCCGCAGGCCTCGGCTACCGCCAGGCAGCGCGCGGCGACGCCCATCCTGCTCAGCTCGGCGCGGATGGCGGCCTCCCGGTGGCGAGCGGCCTTCCCCTTGACGTCACGGGCCTGGGCGCTGAGCGCCAGCCGCCGCTTCCGGAGCTCCCGGCGGTTCGACCGAATCAGGGCAGCTACCAGCCCCTTGCTCTTGATCCGGCGGCCCATCCTATCCGGCATGGTACTTGCGCGGGTGGCTCGGCCGCAAGCGGCGCGGGGCCCGCGTAATATCTCGGGCATGGACAAGCCTGTGAGCGCGGCCCGCATCGAAACCGCGCGCTATCTGATCTGCCCTAAGTGCAGCTCTCGGGTCAGCAGCATCGACCACCTAGCGATCGGCCAGACGTTCGGTCCGTGGTTATGCAAGAGCATCGATTGCGACCAGGAGGTGAGCGGGACCATCACGGCCGATGGCGCGGACGTGACCTATTCGACCGCCCCGCGTCGCGGCAGGCTCTACCTGCTCAAGCTGCGCGACGTCTACTTCGTCATGCGGAACCGGTACCGAGACGCCGATCCCGACGACGACAACGACGACTATTACATCCACAGTCACCAGTGCCCGACGAACCTGATTCAGGACGCGATTTCCGTGTTCGACGCGGAGGGTAGCGACCCGCACGGGATCTTCCGGCTCGTGGCCTCGGTGCCGTTCTCGCACGAGCGCGAAGATCAGCTGCGGGAGATGGTCGGCCTCGGCGAGCTGCTGGCGTTCTTCGGTACCGACGGCCAACCTGCCGCTACCGAATGGCCAGAGGAGGATCGCGGGATGCTGGGGTTCGTCGCGGACATGCAGCGGAACGAGACGGCGCGAAGGGCGCCGAAAGCGTGACCGCGCCCGCCCATCCGGCCCCGTGGTCCATTGGCGATGGCTTTGACATGCACATCAAGGATGCTAACGGAGGCTTCATTCTCGGCGCCGACTACGATGGCCATCTCGTATTTGAGTCGCCATCCGCGAAGGCGCTCGTGCTGGCCGCGCCCGAGATGGAGGCGCGGTTGCGACACATGGAACAAATCGCGATCGACGACGATGGTAACCGCGGCTGCCCTGAATGCCGTGAGTTGGTTCGGCGAAGCGCGGGCGACAAGGTTCTGCATCGCCCAGGCTGTGAACTTGGCGCCCTGCTGGCCCGCAGGAAGTGGGCGCCGCTGCCCCGGCCGAAGACAAAGATCCGCTGGCTGCCCGGTTGGGAGCCAACCCCCGAATGGCTGGCAGCGATCCTGCCGCGCCCGATCCACGGAGACCGCAAATGACCAACGGAACCGCCACCACATCCCCCTGTCCGATCTGCAGCCGCCCCCCGGACGGCCCCGGCCAGATCCTAGGGCCATCCGGCCCGCTGCCGTGCCCCGGCGGACATCCCCGCGCCCAGATGCGGCGCAACGACGAGATCGGGACCGACTACTCGGCCGCCAACGGGATCGCCGGCAATGTCCAGCGCCAGTTCGAGACCGCGGTGGCGTCTGGCCAGCCCAGCACGCTTGTCAACGCGCTGGGCACGGCGGCCAAGAGCGGGATCCTGACCGAGCGGCGGCGCGTTGTCGGCGTCCTGCAGACCATGGGCGCCAACGTGGCCGCCCCGATGCTGGTGGCGATGGAGACCGCCAGGATCTCTCTGGCCCAGGGCCGCCACGGCGAGCACGACCAAGCGATAGCTGTCGCCCGGACGTCGGAGATGAGCCTGAGGGCCATTTGGGCGGCGATCGGCATGGTCACGGTCGACCCGATGGCCTGCCGGCAGTGCGGCGGCGCGCGGGTCGTGGCGTCCTCGCTTGTGGCCGGCGCGACGGTTCCGTGCCCGGCCTGCGCGGTGGCGCCGGAAGCTGCGGGGTCAGCGTGAGCCTCGACGTCTACCTGACCGGCCAGGCCGGCGGCCCGTGCAAGTGCGAGGAGTGCGGCGCCGAGCACCAGAGGGCGAACGGGCCCGGGGTCTACTGGGCGAACATCACGCACAATCTGAGCCGGATGGCCGACGCTGCAGGCCTCTATTGCCCGCTCTGGCGCCCCGGTGAGATCGGCATCGAGCGCGCCGCCCAGCTGATCGATCCGCTTGAGGAGGGGCTGGCGCGCCTGCGGGTCGACGCCGATACGTTCAAGGCCATGGAGCCAGCGAACGGCTGGGGGACGTACGACGGGCTTATCAGCTTCGTCCGCGCCTACCTCGCGGCCTGCCGAAAGCATCCGGATGCCACCGTGGGCGTTAGCCGATGAGCAAGAAGTCGCGCCCCTGGACGCGCCAGCAGCGTCGCCGCATCCGGTGGCGGACGGAGCGGCCGATCCGGCGCCGCGCCTACATGCTGGCGCTGATCAAGGCTGCGACAGCGTCGGCCGAATCGCTCTTTCGCCTCGGGTACGATCGACGCGCCGCATGGACCCCGCGTGCCGGTAGCGAAGTGCTGAATTGGCCACCGGACGACAAGGCGTCGTTCTGATGGCCGGTCCACGGCGGCTGCGCGCGCGCCCGACCTGCGCCGTCTGCCGGCAGCCGGTCGAGGATTTCACCGAGGAACAGCCGGACACCGGCGCCCTGCGCGGTTTCGCGATCTTCGTCGCCCGCTGCCATGGGGCAATCGAGCGTCAGCGGGTAGACCGCCGGCTGCTGCGCGGCCTCAACTTCGGCATGGCATTCGCGGACCCCGGTGCGCTGGCGCCGGCCGATGAGCCACGCGCGCTGCCGCCGCTACAGGACCCGCGCCTGCGCCGCTGACACGTCTGGAGGCAGCGCGGCGAGCGCCGGAGACGGGCCGGCCAGGGTCCCGCTGACCGGGTGGGTGTGGGTCTCGATCAGCTTCAGCGCGAGGTTGACCAGGGTCGCCAGGGCCGGCGGGGTCGCCCCGTCGCCGCCCAGGTTTAGGGCCGTGGCCGAGATAGTCATCGACGTGACCGACTCGCCGCCCGCCCAGCTGCGAACGAACGGCCGCGCGGGGTCGGCCTCCGAGAACTCGACCAGCACCCGTGTCCCGGCGGCGAGCTGCAGCTTGATCCCCGGCAGCCCGTGGAACAGCGGGACGCCGCCCATGGCCGGGAAAGCTGGATCCTCGGGGACGACATCCAGGGTCGAGCCGTCGGCGGCCCCCTTCACGACCTTGGCGAAGCGCGGCGCGGCGTAGGCAAGCCGGCTGGTGGCGCTGCGCACCAGGCTGACGATCCCGGCCTTCAGGCGGTCGTAGGCGATGGCCACGCCGAGATCCTCCGGCCCGGCATGGCCGCCGTCAAGCGCTACAGGTCCTTGATGCGGGCCAAGGCCGAGATCGCCGTCCCCAGGGCCGAGATCACCTCGTTGGCGCGCGCCTGGGCGGCGGCGAGGTAGCTCTCGCGGCGCCGCGCGACGTGCCAGGCCAGGCGCTCCGACAGGATGTTCAGGACGTGCTGGATCGGCGGCGCGCCGACCCGCCCAGGCTCGTTCGGGTCCATGCTGCCGTCGCGGGCCAGCATCGCGACCCCGTGGAGCATGGCGGCGACCGCCCGCTCCGGCGTCTTCTCCAGCCAGACGACCCGGCGGTCCGGCGTCGTTGCCTCGTAGACCTTCCCGGTCTCGCTGTTGGCGTCCTGCCGGCTGATGAGCGTGAAGGGGAGCATCCCGCGTTCCATCGTCCCGATGTGGACGCCCACGGCGGCCTCCATCTCGATCGCCCCGCTACCGAACTGCATCGCCGCCTGTTCGATTGCCCCCTGGATCTCGGTCGCTGCTCGTTCCTTCAACCTGCCGAAATCGATCGCCTGCTTCTCCTTCGTGTCCATGACGGTCCTTTCCGCGGATGACCCGATGGGCTCCGCTGACCGCCAGCTTACTCGAACCAGACCCGGGTGCGCACGCTGGTCCCATCCAGGTCGTGCTGGACCGCCGATACGTTGCGCCCCTCCAGACTGACCCCGGGGACCAGCACCCAGGTCTCGAACCCGGCAACCTCGACGCCCTGCTCCGGGGCCTCGGCGATGTCCTGGTAGTCGCCGGGATCGGCCAGCCCTGCGTCTGGCCAGGTCTCGTAGCCGATCCAGACCGTCCCGTCGGCGAGGCAGCGCCAGGCCGGCGCCGTCAGCCGGCGGTCCTGCAGCAGCGCCGTCAGCGCCCGCCCGCAGGCGTCCTGCCCCTGGGTCCAGAATGGCAGCTGGGTCCGAAGCAGGGCGGCCGACGAGCTCGCCGCCAGGGTCTCGCCCGCCGCCGATAGCAGGTCCTTGGCCACAACCCCCACCGACGTATTGCGGTAGTGCTTGGGCTTGCACTGCTTCTTCAGCCCGTTGGCGCCGGGCGCTAGCCTCACGAAGTTGGTGTCCAACCAGCTTCCCCCTCTCTCCTGCGTCCCGACCAGCGTCAGGCCGCCGTCCATGGCCAGGGTGACCTGGGCGCCCAGCGCGGTGGGGTCGGGGACCGCGATGTCGCAGACCCAGGCGCCGATCCGCTGCATCGTGAGCCGGGCCCGGGAGACCAGCATGCCGTTCGCGGTGAGAGACACGCCCCAGGATACCCCGGCTCCGGGCCGCGTAATATCCGGGTATGCGCTACGCCATTGTGCCGGCCGGCCGCGGTCACGGCGGATTTACCGCCCGGATTGTGCGATCAGGCGCCACGCGCCTCGGGTTCCTTGCGATCCGGCTCGACACCGGAGAGCGTACCTTCCTGGCAAAGGCGGCCTATCCGATTCTATGGCGGCTGGGGCGAGCGTGACCTACCTGTCCGACGCCGCGCGCGCCGCGGTCCGGGAGCGCCGCGGGCTGGTCTTCGCGCTGGCGGCCGATGGAGCGACGGTGGCCGAGATCGGCGCCCTGATCGGCGTCTCCCGCTCGCGCGCCGGCCAGATCCTCGCCGCCGTCGAGGTCGCGATCTTCAGGGCGGCCGACCTCCGCTTCCCGGTGCCCAAGTACGTCGACTGGACGGCGTGGCGCCCGCTGGCAGGCGGCGATCCGCGCGTGCCCGATGAGATCTACCCGGCGCGCAGCCTGCGGGCGATGCCGGTCGCGCGCCGGCCACCACCGGTCGATGACGGGGCGCCGAACCCGACTCTCCTCGGCATCCTCCGCGAGGTGTTCGACCGCTTCGGGTTCACGATCGGCTTCCGCTGGCTGCCAGGCCCCCTGCGCGTCCAGGCTGCGGCGGCGCGCGGCGACGACGAGCCCCAGGTAGCCGAGGTCCAGCTGGTAGTGAACCACCGCGTACTGTCGCTGGCCGAGGCCGTGAGCGCGGTCGTCGTGGAGTGCGACCGTCTGAACTCGATCGAGTCCTAGCCGGTCGGTAGGGGATTCGGCTTCGGCCCGCGCGGCGCCAGGTTCGTCTTGCTCGGCGGGTCGACCAGGCCGTTGACCGCGCCCGACGTGACAGGCGACTCGGCCACCGGCACCGGCGCCTTGACCGTCCGGGTAGCGTTCTGGGTCGTCGTCGGGACGAACTCCACGCACTTGATCTTGATCAGCTTGCTCTGCGGGATCGGTCCGTTCTCGGGGACGCTGACCCCGATCACCACTACGGCGTTGATCCCCCACAGCTGGAAGGCCGGGTGATCGATGGTTAGCGCGACGTCCTTGGCCTTCGTCTTCTTGGACGGCTTCCGCCAGATCTTCGGCGCCAGCACCTGGAAAAACTCCCATTGATCCTGGGTCCACAGCAGGACCTCGATCTCGATGGGTCCCGGGACGTAGCCGTTCACCGTGATGACGGCTCCGTCTGACCCGCCGGACTTCTTCTTGTCGAACGCCAGCGTCGGCAGCCCGTGGACCTTGCAGAGCCCAGGGATCGGGTCTCCTCCGATGTAGACGAGATCCCAGGGGTTCGACATGTACGTCGGCCCGGTACCGCGTGGTAGCGCGTCGCCGTAGATTGATTCCGGGTCCCAGAAGTCGATCGCTGTCGTGCTCACGCCGCGCTCCCGAACTGCATCGCCATCTGCTCGACCGCGCTCTGCAGCTCGCCAGCTGCCAGGTCGCGGATCTTGTCCCAGACCGCCGCCGCCAGCTCCTCGGCGCTCTGCCCAGGCTGCTGGTGGATCACGATGTTCGGGGCCAGGGTGATCTGCGAGGGGCCGCTGCTCCGACCGCCGGCCGCCGCCGGCGCCGCGACCGCCACCCGCATCGCCTGCTCGACCCGATCGGCGTTGGTCTCGACCCGGTCCGCGAAGCTATCGGTGGCATCATCAGCCAAGTCCTGCATGACCCGGCTGGGCGAGTGCATCTTGAGGGACTTCTTGGTCCCGCGGATCGTCGCCTTCCCGATCGCCTCGCCGGCCGACTCAGCGGCCTTGGCCTCCTGCTCGCCCTTCTTGAACAGCCACGGCGTCTCGTCGTCCTCGGCGCGATACATCCCCTTCTTCACCGCGGCGATACGCTCAGAGGCCGGGAACTCTTCGTACAAGCCGGCGGTGGCGCGCGACGCGTCCTGATCTAGGGCCTCTTGCTTTGCCTTGGCGTTCGCCTCCGCTTCCTCCTGCCCGAGCTTGCGGGCATGCGCTAACCGGCGGGCGTTCATCTGGGCCGCTGCCATCGCGGCATGGCGCCCGACCTCGCCCGGGATGTACGACATGGCCTCGACCAACTGCAGCGTAAAGTTGTCGAGCGCATCGACGCCGGCCTCGATGGCGCCTGCCAGGTCGAAGTTCGCCATGACGTCGGCGATGTGATCGAACGCGACCTCCAGCGTCCCGAAGATCCGCTTTCCGCGTGGGCTGTCCGGATCCAGTCCGTCAAGCAGCTTTCCGATCTGCTCCGACACGCGCTCGTACCCGTGCGAGTCCTTCAGCTTCTCGAAGTAGAGTTCTGGGAGTTCGTGGAGGTGGGACAGCTTGGCCTCCAGAGTCGTCCCCATCTCGACGGCCGCGCCGCCGAGTGCCTTCCCCGTCTTCTTCGTGATCAACGTGTAGAGGCTGTTCAGTTCGGTCTCGATCGGAACGCGACCGGCCTCCAGGGCCTTTTGTACCTGGCTCGCGACCTTCGCCCCGGTCGCTGACTGGCCGCCCTTGGACGACATGCCGGTCTCCTTGCCGACCTCGTCCATCAACGCCTGCTCGCTGATCCCGAATGGCACCAGTGCGCGGGCCTCCAGCTTGCCGGTGGCGCGCACGCGCTCCAGGGCGCTCATCGCCCGCTGCGCCCCCTCCTGGGGGTTCGACGACATCGCCCCGAGGTCCATCGAGGCCTCGACTGCCCGGCCCAGGTCGGTCCCCTTGTAGCCGGCCTTCGACAGTTCAAGGCTCAGCCCCTTGAGCTGCTCCTGGGTGTACTCGGTGTGCTTGGCGACCTTCTCGATGTAGCCCAGCGCCTGCTCGCCGCCCTCTGCGCCGAGGGCGTTCTTGAAGGCCATGTCGAATCTCTCCGCCTTGGCGGCGGTGAGGACCATTTCCTTACCGAGATCAGCGATCTTTTCGGCCAGTTCACCTGGAAGCTCCAGCAACTTCTCGGTCGTCTCGCGTAGGAATTCGAACTCGGCGATCTCCTTCGCCTTGTGCAGGAACGGCTCCATCCCCTGGTGGACGAGCCGGTCCAGGGCGCCGCGCAGTCCGTGGGCGTGCTTCTCGTGCTTGTCGTGGGCGGCGGCGGCCTTGTGTCCGGCCTGCTCCATCCGAATGAGCTGTCGGTTGGCCTGCTCGAGTTGGTCCTCCAGACGCCCGAGCGCCGAGTCCAGCTTCGTCACGCCGCCGACATCGGCGTCGACCTTGAGCTCCCACTCCAGGGTCTCGTCAGCCATTTGGCTTCTTTTTCGCCCAGGCGAGGGCGAGCAGCTCGATGTTGATCAGGGCGTTGCCCAGCAGCATCGCGCCCAGCATGGCCTTCTCGTCCTTGAGGTCGACGCGGAACAGGGCCGCCAGAGCGTCTCGCGTCAGGAACGGACGCAGCTTTGCGTCCTCGAAGGCCGTCAGAGTTTTTTTACGGTCACCTCGGTGACGGCACCGCCGAGTTTCATCAGCTGGGCGCGGATGCGCTCGACGATGGCAGGGTGTTCCTCGAACCGCCGCTGGGCCTCGCCCAGGTCCGGCTTGACGATGTGGCGCGCGACGAAGGCGGCGGCGATGTCGTACGGGGTCGTGCTGGCCTCCGACTCCGTCCGGTGAGCGCTCCATTCCGGCTGCGACGGCGCCCGCACGATGAAGCTCTGCTCGTACTCGGGGAAGCCGACCTCCGCCAGGGCTGCCCCCGGGTTCTCGGCCTTCAGGCTGCGGATCTCGTCGTCGGTTGCTTCCCAGGGCTTGCGCGGGGCGTTCGGCATGCGGCGATGATACGACCGTCACGACGCGCCCCACAAGCCCCGGCGATCAGCTCCCCAGCGGGACGGCCAGGTAAGCGCCGTTCTCCTGCGTGTCCATGCCCTTCAGCGACAGCTTCACCGTCGAGGGGTCGGACCCCTGCTGGTTCGAGAACGATGCCTTGGTGATCCGGTAGTTCTCCAGCGTATCGGTCACGATCGGAACCGTGACCTGCTCGCGGTACTGGACCACGATGTTGAAAAAGTTCTCCCCGTAGCCGATGCCACCGGCACCCAGCAGCCGCTTCAGCGGCTCCCAGGCCAGGCGATAGATCTCGGCGTCCGCCGTGACGGTGTGGACGCCGCGGGTCATGCCGATCAGGTGGCTGTCCGTCCCGCGGACCTCTCCGGGCTCCAGGCCGACCTCGTAGTTGATCGACCGGAACGCGATGTTCGGGTAGGGCTGGCCGTTGAACCAGACCCTGACCGACGCGAACGAGTACATGTGCCCGTTCACGTACGGGAAAGGGAGGAATGGAAGCTGCGGCGGCATGGTCGTTCTCCTCGTCCGGTCAGGCAGCCGGGTTGCTGAAGCCCATCGTGTTCGTGATCTCCTCGATCAGCCCCAGCGGCACGATCGCGACCGTCACCGGCAGGTTGTTGGTCGACAGGATGTTGGCGGAGCGGTTGACCGTCGCCGTCGCCGCGCTGGCGTTCTGGGCGCCAGGCTGCCCGCTCACCAGCGCCGACTTCAGCTTGGCGTTGACGTTCGCCTCGAAGGCCGATGCGTCGCCGTCGTCGATCGTGCCGTCGGCTGGGTTCACCCGCACCGTCCCGTTCAGGTACGGCAGCTCTGCCTGGTAGGTGATGGCGCATGCCAGGTCCATGACGCGACCGCGGGTCACGTCGTTGAAGTCCGACCCGTTGGCAGCCATCGAGACGCCCCGGGCGATGAAGTAGCCGGGCGTCCCCTTGTACGCGAGCGGCGTGATGAACCGGCCGCCGTCCAGGGTCGTGCCGTCGAACTTGCTCTGGCCGAAGTTCGGGTAGATCCCCTGCACCCCCAGCAGCGCGCCGCGGCCCACCCAGCCCGGCGACTCGCCCGGGATGATCCCGGCCAGCCGTGCGGTGCAGGCGTACATGACGTTCCGCTTGAAGACGTAGCCCGAGATCGGGCTGACCTGCGCCACCTCGCCGCATCCCACGAAGACCCTGGGGTCGACGAAGGAGGCGAACGCCGCCACGATCGTCGCGTCGGCCTCGACGATGGGGCAGTGCATGAAGGCCCGCGCGAAGATGTAGGCGTTGAAGGCTGCCGCCATCTGGACCGAGAGCACCGCCGCGATGGTCGCCGCCCCGGCGCTGTTGGACGCCGATCCGGTGAGGTGCAGCATCGACCAGGCGATCGCCGAGCCGATGGCCACCCCGCAGGCCGTGGTGACGTCGCTCCCGCTGTATCCCGCGGTCGTCGTCGTGAACGCGTAGGTGTCGTTCAGGACGAAGGTCCCGCTGAAGGTCAGCACCAATCCGGTGTTCGGGACGGCGAAGGACCCGCCGCTGGGGATCAGGATGGCCCCCGACGTCGTGGTCCCGCCATCCAGCGAGTAGGTGAACTGCCCCGTCCCCGGCGCGCCGCCCAGCGCGACGTCGACCAGGACGTTGTAGCCGTCCAGCGGACTGGATGCCTGCGTCACCCAGCCGACCGTGCCGGTCCCGACGAGGCTGATCGCCCCGAGGGTTGAGATCGTCCAGACCGCGCCCGTCGTGTAGGTCTGGTCCGCCAGCGTCAGCGTGGTGAGCGTCCCCGGCACCGCCACCGTGTTGGCGCCCACCGAGCTGGTGACCGCCGGCCCGTAGGCGCCGCCGTTCACGCTGGTGGCGTAGGTGTACGTCCCCGAGGCGCCGCCCAGGACGATTTTGAGCAGGACGGTGCTACGCGGGGCGAAGCTGACCGCCACCGTCGCCGTCCCGGTCCCGCCGTGGGTCACTGCGCTGGCCGACCCCGCCGAACTGGGGTTGATCGGCAGGCACAGCACCGGGCCGCCACTCGCCGCCAGCGATATCGCCGCCGCCTCGGCCAGCGGGCCCTGTCCCAGCGTGCTGGTCAGCGTGCCGAGGTCCGAGAACGAGTAGACCGTCCCCACCAGGCCGTCCGAGCAGACGCCCACCTTGATGAAGATGTTCGCGCTCGACGGCGGGAGCTGGCTGAGGTTCCCGTCCTGGATGTTGAACTTGATGCTGGGGATCATCTGGGTCTCCTCAGTGGCAGACGACCGCTGCCGGCCCGTGCTTGGCGACAGCCTCGTCGAACTCCGCTTCCGTCAGCTCGTGGCCGTCCGGCCAGCCCAGGGCGATCTTCGTCCCCAGGAAGTCGGCATGCTTCGGGTTGACCCGCGGCATCCGGATCCCGCTGGCGCGCAGCGAAACCGGCAGCGGCCCGGACCCCGGCCGCGCGTTCTTGATGACCCGCGGCGGGAGCGTCTCCTGGAGGTCCAGCATCCCCTTCTTGCCGGCCCAGTGCTCGATCGTCTGCCGCCCCGCCGCCACGGCGCCGTCCGACAGCGCGCGCGGCTCCGGCTTCGTGTCCGCCGCCGGCGCGACCTTGGCGGGCGCCTCGGCCGTGGTCTCTTCCGGCTGCGTCTTCTCGTCGCTCATGAGTGCGCTGCTCCCACCGTCACTTCGACGGTATCGATTTCGGCCAACGTCTCGGTCTCGTCGACCCACGGCAGGTCGAATTCGATCGCCACCACCAGCTCGACGCCGCGGGTCTCGGTCGATGCCTGGCTCCGCGGCCACGCCTCGCTCTTGGGTCGCACCGATCCCCAGCCGACGAACTGGCAGGCCGCCAGGATGTGCTGCGCCAGCACCTCGGCCGCCGCGTAGTCCTTCGATCGGTCGGGGTCAGAACCGGCCGGCGTGGCGTTCGCTCGCACCGCCCAGACGTGGGCCTGGACCGTGACGTGGCGGGTCCACAGCGGGCGCGGCGTCGGATAGGCCGGTGGCGTTCCGAACTGGATCCCGTTGTCGGCCGCTGGAATGATCTTGGAGTCCGCCGGGCCGCCCTGGGGAACCCACACCAACCGGGGGGCGTCGCCCTCCAGGTAGAGATCGGCCTCGCCGAACCCGAAGGTCGGCACGGTCTCGCCCAGTCCCGACAGGACGACGGTCAACTGGGTGTTCACGGCGTCGGTCGCGTCCTTGATGCTCACGCCGAGCTCCCCGTCAGCTGGCGCCGCAGGAAGTCGGCAGCCTCTTTCTTCAGCGCCGGGCCCCAGATCGGGCCGAGCCCGCGGGCGCGGTCGGGGACGATCTGGCGCTTGGGGATCGTGACCTTCTGGGCGAACACCCTGGCACCGCCGACGACAAAGCTCAGCGCCGGGGCCACCCGGGGCACGATGACCGCCCCGCGGTTGTGGACGCCGGGGTGGTGCTGGTCCAGCGCCAGCAGGAAGCCGTCGGCGCCGATCCGGGGCGTGTGCGCGCTGCCGGACATCGCCCCGGTGTCGCGCAGCGGCTGTCCCGCGCGATCCGCCGGCTGCTTCCAGGAGCGCCCGTAGGGGTCACGGCTCTCGACGAATCCGTCCTGGACCTGCTTCAGCGCCGCCGCCGCCAGGACCTGGGAGAGGCCGGTGCGCGTCGACCCGTCGCCGACCGCGCGGATGCGCTGGCGCAGCTTGTCGAGGGCGCCGGGCGTATTTTCGCGAAGCGGCATCGTCAGTCCGTCGTGAACGGCCCGTTCGGGCTGTTGGTGGTCTGGTTCGGGCTCCGACCGCTCCAGCCGCGTTGGCTGCTGCTGATCACCCGCGCGCGCGACGACGGCGACCCCTCGACCGCCTGCGGCGAGGAGTCCGTCACGTCGGGAGCGATCTTTCCGTTCGATACCAGGTCTGCCCAGCCCAGCAGCGATGGCGGCGTCCCGATGATCTCGCGGTAGCGCGTCAGGATGATGCTGTCGGCGCCCGCCGCCGGGTTGTAGCCTCGGCTCACCATCAGGTCGTAGGCCGCCACGATGGCCGCAGCGCGGGCGACGTCCTGCCCGACCTGGACGAAGGGCAGCGTGAACTTCGAGCGGAAGTAACCATCCAGCAGCCGGGACGCGTTGACCAGCGCCTGGTTCTTCTGCTGGTCGGTGAACATCGCGACCGCGGACGCCGGCACCCCAGCGACGGCGAAGTCGCTGATCTGCGCGTACTGGGTGACCGGCGTCGGCATCGCGTTCCTCAGCCCTTGCCCTTGCCCTTGCCCTTGTCGGCCGGGGTTGCGTCCGTCACCGGCGTCACCGTTCCGGTGTCCAGCGCCGGGGCCTCGGGCGGCTTGCCGGTCGGCCAGCTGGCGCGCAGGTGCGCGACCTCGGCCAGCGCGGCGTCGCGCTCGATCTCAAGCTCCGCGATCTGGCCCTTCAGCTCCATGATCTCGGCCGCCTTCTCCTGGACCTCCTGGCGAGCCGACGTCACCTCGGCGCCGGCCAGAGATGCGCCGTCCGACAGGATGCGGATCCGGGGGTTCTTCTGCAGCGCCCGGAAGCTCCGCTGGCCGATGACGGTCGGGTTCGGCCGCATCTCCACCACCGTGTTCCCGTCGCGCTCGACCCGGTGCGGGACCTCCGGGCCGTCGCCCTCGCCCGGCAGGACCGTCACCTTGACCGGGTTGCCGGCCGGCCAGAGGCGGTGGGCCTCCCCGTGGAAGTTGAAGCCCTCGGCGGGGACGGCCTGGATCAGGACCGTCCGTGCCTCGTTGCTCTTGTCGCTCATAGGATCTCCTGGTCTTGCGCGGCCGGGGCGGTGGTGGCGCCGCCCGGTCGCGCCGCTTCAGACCGGGAGGCCCTGGGTCAGGTGCTGCAGCGGATGGCGAGGAACGGCAGCGTGTAGCCGGCCGCGCCGCGGGCATCGACGCCGTAGACGAACTTTCGCGTCATGAAGACGTTCGGCGACTGCGGGTCGATGATCTGCTGCATCTCCGGCGCCTTGCGGAGCTGAAATACCATCGGCTTGATGCGGTCGGTCGACAGCAGGTACCAGGTATTGGCGTCGCCCGCGAGGCGCGGATTGATGATCGGCTGCACCAGGCCGCTGTAGGGGTTCCCGATGGCGGCGGCGGCCACGAAGTCGGACCCGGCGGCGTTCTTGACGGCGGCCACCATGTCGGAGTTCGAGCAGATCTGCATCGCGAACTTCTGCAGCTGCGGCGGCACCATCAGGATGGTCGGCTGGACCTCCAGCGGCACGCCGGACTCGCCCTTGAACGACATCATCGACGAGTAGGCGAAGGCGAAGTTGTCGAGGTAGCTCGACTCCACGTTCAGCGGCAGCGCGCCGGAAGTCGAGGAGTCCAGCCGGTTGCTGTACGTCCCCTGGCTGGGGTCGTCGATGTCGACCGGGTGGGCCGAGGAGAAGAACGCCTGGCCGTCGTAGCAGAGGCCGGTGGTGCCGGCGATCAGGGCGGCGGTCACCAGGTCGTCGGGCCAGCGTGCGGCGGCGTCGCCCAGCTTGGTCACCGACAGATTGAAGACGCCGAACTGGTCGTCCAGGATCTTGTCCCGGTCCAGGTCGATCGTCCGCTCGTACGGCTTGTTCGTCAGCTGGTAGCTGCGGGCCGCGATGGACGACGTCAGCCGGGGCCCGATCCACTCCCGCAGGCCGGTCAGCTCCGCCAGCCAGGGGTAGACCTCGACCTCGGTACCAGATGGCATCTGCTCGGCGTACTGCGGTTGGTAGGTCTTCCGCTTCTGGTAGGCCTCCTGATACTTGAAGTTCGCGTTCTGGAACAGGAACTGCAAGTTTTGCGGCGTCAATTCCATTGTCGTCGTCCTTTACCGGGCTGCCCGCCGGTGAGGGTTCGGGTCGGTTTGGAGCTGGTGTCCCCTCTGGGTCAGGCGAAGGTGCCGCCGCGGGAGGCGACGGGAATCCAACCGGTGGCGGTCCACTGGAAGTCGAAGAAGCTGCCGATCCCGCTGATCGCCGTCAGGGTAGCGAAGCCGCGCGGCGTGGCCGGCGCGATGCTCCCGTTCGGGGTCGAGGCCGAAGCCACGACCACCACGCGCTTGCGCTGGCCCAGCTTGGTGCCGTCGGCCAAGGTCAGCGCCTGGGTGCCGGAGATCGACCACAGCGTGATGTCCGCGGTGCTCAGCGCCCCGGCGGCGGCGATCGTGTCGACCACCTGGGCCGCGGTGCTGAGTCGGCTGCCGGACAGGATCAGGCCGTTCAGGGCCCCGCTGACCAGGACCTGCGGTCGCCCCGAGGGGTCGAAACCGCAGAGGATGCCGGCCAGCGACCGCGGCGTGGCGCCGCCGTCCGTGGCGCCGACGGTCTGGTCGTCGATGACCCAGACCGGCTGCCACATGTTCGCCTGCGTCAGGGCATCGCCCGAGGTGCCGGCGAGGAACGAGAACACGCCCTCGGTGACACGGGCAACGATGTCGCCCGATGCGCCGCCGGTGTTGTCGTACTTCTGCGGATAGCCGGCCTTCGACTCGACGACGCCGAGCAGGTACAGGCCGGTGGTGGCCGTCGGATCGACGCCGTATCCGGTTGAGTCGGCTGCGATCATGCCGCCGACGAACACGATGGCGTTCGCCTTCAGCTTGACGTCCAGCTCCGACGGAATCACCGTCGGCGGAACGCCCATTTGGTCGATCTTGCGAGCTGCGGTGAGTGCCGACATTTCCCGATCCCTTCGCCGCCGGTCGGCGGCCCGTGAGTGGTGGTTGGTCCCTGGCCCCTGGTCTCAGCCCGCGGCCCCGAGCCGCATCTTCTGGAACTTCTCGCGCTGCTCCGGGGTGGTGATCCCCATGCGCTCCATGACCTTCTCCTCGTCCTTCGAGAAGACCTGGCCGCCGCCCTCGCGCAGGGCGGTCTCCTTCAGGTTCACCTGGACGTTGGCCGTGGGCAGCCACGCCTTGAGGTGGGCCACGCCGACATCCGACACGTTGCCGTCGGAGACGTAGAGCTTCTCCCAGTAGTCCTTCCGCTGGGCCGGCGAGATCTTCCCGTCCTTGAAGGCTCCATCCAGCAGGGTGGTGAACTCGGTGTTCCGACCCTTCTGCTCGATCTCGCGCAGCTTCGCGACCGCGGTGTCTCCGGCATCCGCGCGCTGCTTCAGCGCCCGAAGGGTGCCGATCTGGTCGGCCGCGTCGCCCTTGCCGGTGACCGTCTTCACCTCGTCGCGGAGGGCGGCGGTCGCCTTCATGTCGTCCTCGTCGTGGTCGCTCTTTGACTTCAGCTTCCGCATCTCCTCGTCGCGTTCCTTCAGCTGGGCGACGAGGCGCTTGCACTCCTCGCGGGAGGCGGCGAGATCGGCGCGGAGCTGCTTTGCTTCCTCTTCGTCCATGTGCTTGTCCTTCGCCGCGACGAGCGGCTCGATGTTGTGGAGCGCTGGGTTGTTGGTCAGCGCGACGTTGATCAGCTTCGTGACCCGCATGCGGCCGTCCGGCATCTCCTCGAAGCCGAAGGCGGGGCTGAACAGCCGGTACTCCTTCGACACCAGGTGGTCGGCCGCCTTCGGCGTCCAGCGGATGTCAGTCGCCCAGAGCTCGCCGTCGCGTACCTGCGGCGTGAACCAACCGGCGGCCGGCGCCACGATCGGCGGCTCCTGGACCGACTGGTGCTCGTAGTCGAACCCCATCGGCACGCCGCGCTCCGCCCACTTCGACATCACCATCTCGGCGGCGACGTCGTCGAATACGAAAGTCCCCTTCTCCGAGGTGTTGTCACCCTTCCCGAAGATCCGGAACTCGGTCGGCGGCTGGTCGCCCACTGCCAGCTCGTAGAGGGCCGAAGCGCTGAGCGCCGCTGTTCCCCGCTTGAGAGCTGCGATGCCAGTCACGGGATCCACGGTAGAGGAAGGCGGATCCGCGGTCACCGGCCCGCGCGCCAGTTGGCACGATATTTGTCCGGACACCGCGCCGCGCGAGCGGCGGATCGCTGGTCAGCCTCCCAGTTTGATCTTCAGCGCGTCGGCGATCGGGCCGGGGTAGGAGGCGGTATCAGGTGACCAGTCCTCGCCCTGATCCGGGCGCGCGCCGAAGCCATCATCCGCGTGCTGGATGTCCGGCGCCTCGTCGATCCCTTCGTCCTCGGCCTCGTCCCGCGACAGCCCGGTGATCAGGCACCTGCAGTTGAAGTGAAGGGGTGGCGTGTTGCGGTCCCAGAACGGATCGTCCTGGGGCAGGACCGTCCCGTTCAGATCCTCGCACTCGTCGTCCGTCCGGTCGTCCAGGATGGCGTCGAAGCGAAAGTAGGGCCTGGCCTCCTTCACCGCGGGGGCCGAGAACACGGCATAGCGACCGTCGTTGTAGGCGGTCATCACGTTCGTTCGGAAGACGGTCTCCAAGCGCGGCGCGTCCTCGCCGCCCCAGGCCTCGGCCAGCTGGGCGCCGGCAGCTGCCTTGAAGACCTCCAGGTCGGTACCGTCCCGGATCGCGCGGTCGATCGCCTCCCAGACCTCGGCCACCACGTCGGCCTGGGCGGCGCCCGCCACCGAGAAGGACCGCCGTCGCTCGTCGGCCTCCATTTCGTCCCATTCGTCCCGGGCTACCGGCGACCGCCGCCTGAAGGCCGCCAGCGCCTCGTCGTAGCGGCCGACGTCGTCCGAGACGTCGGGGACCGGGTGCGGCGCGCGGCGGCGCCCGATCGGCAACTCTGGCTGCTCGGGAGCAGGGCGGCCGGCGCCGTGAGGGCGGCGCTTCTTGGCCACCTCAGCCCCCGTGCTCGCGAGCGAACCGGCGGACGGCGTCCAGGATCAGGGCTCGTGCCCGCTCGCGAAAGGCATCGCTGGGGGCGATCTGGCTCATCTCGTAGCGCTCGCCGGCCAGCGCGCAGGAGACGCCGACAAAGAAGTCAGTCCCCTGGGGATGGTCAAGCACCTCGATCTCGACCGCCCCGGCCGCCTGCAGCAGGGCGGAGACCTGCGTCACGAACACCATCGACGCGGCCGTGGTCACGCCGCCACCTGCTTGGCCAGCCAGCGCCGCGCCAACTTCAGGACCTCGCGCAAGTCTTCCTGCTGGCCCAGCCCCGCGAAGTAGGCCGTAAACGCCGCCAGCGCGACCTCCCGCCGCCGTAGCCCGAGCCGCCCGCACAGGGCGTCGATCTCGCGCGCCGTGGCGGCCGGCAGGTAGAACTCGACCCGCACGCCGGACCGCCTGACTCCCTGGGCTGCCAGCTTCTTGGCAACCGCGCTCAACGGGCCTCCGGCAGCCGGGCGGACACGTCCTCGATCCGGAGCATCGCGTCCACGACCTCGTTGGCCTTTGCCTTCAGCTGGTCGAGCCGCGCCGCCGCTTCGTCGATGCCGACCACCGTCACCGAGATCTGATAGCCGTCGGTCTCGACCGTGACCCGGCGCCCGCGGGTGGCGGTTCCGATCAGGATCCCGGCCAGCAGGCCAGCGGCAGTGATCGCCACCAGGATCCCGAGCAGGGCCGGAACCGGGATCGTCATACCTGCTGCCAGGCGGTGTCCATCCCGCCGGCCTTGGCCATGATCCGCGCCCGCGCCACGATCGCCGCCAGCTCATCTGGCCGGACGTGCCGGAACTCGTGCAGGACGCGCTGCTTCATCTCCTCGTAGCTGTGCGCCCCCCGCACGGCCGCCAGGACCCGGTGCAGGTAGCTGGCCATCGCTTTCTTGGCCGTCCGCTTCCCAGACTCGACCACGCCGTCGGCATACAGCCGCTGGCGGCGGGTTCGCGCCTTGCCGTAGGCCGGGCCGCCCAGGCGCAGCGTCGCCGTCCGCTCCCGCCCGCGGGCCGTGACGTGGCCCTTGCCGCGGCGCCGCGCCAGCTTGGTCCGGAACTGCTCCAGCGTCAGCGAGGTGACGCCCCCGATCGCCCGCTGCCCGTCGTTCCGGTGGGCCGCGTAGGCCGCCCGTGCCGCCGCCTCGCTGTCGAAGCCCAGGAATACCTTGTCCTCGTCCGCCCGCTTGAAGTCGGGGCCCCGCATCTGCTTCACGACGTAGACGTACGGCGCGTTCTCGTTCGATCCCAGGTAGACGTCCAGACCCTCGTCGTCCGTTCCGCCGTGGTCCTCGAAGTAACCGTAATCGTGCTTCATCTCCGTGCGCCCGGTCTCCTGACCGTCGGCGTCGTGCCAGAACCGCGTCGTCCCGGCCGCGTTCTCGATCGCGATCCCGAAGCCCTGGAAGCTGCGGCGCCCGACCACCTGGCTGCCGTCGTTCTTCAGCCGGGCGGTGGCCGCCTTCTTCCCCGGCGCCGCCTCCCCGCCCTGGGCGCCCGCCGCCGGCTGGCCCCCGGGCGCGCCCTTCCCGCCTCCTGCTGGCGCGCCGCCGCCCTGACCGCCATCGGGCCCCTGGGGCGGCGTCGCTGCAGCTGCTGCCTCCCGCTTCTGCCGCTCGATCTCGGCCATCTCGGCGTCCGACCGCATCGGGATCCCGTGAGCGTCGTACAGCGCATCCACATCGGTCTTCGGGTTGGCCGCCACCAACGACTGGACCCCGTCGCCGATCGCCTTGAGCCCGGCCCCCTCCTCGGTCGTGTCCACCGGCGGCTCGACCGCGTAGCGCGCGCGCGGCGCCAGGTCCGGCGACCCGAAGTTGTAGTGCGCCCACCAGCTGACTACCTGCTGCCCCAGGGCGTCGGCGATTGCGGCGTCCTCCTGGGTCTTGATGTCGGCCACCTTCTGGTGGCCCTGCTCCGCTGCCTTCGACCCTGCCCCTTTTTGGATCTCGGTCGTCAGGTTCTGGCCCCAGAACAGGATCGCGGTAGCGTTGTCGAGCTTCTCCTGGGTACTTACGAAGGTCTCCCAGCTGCGGCCCTTCGGCTCCAAGATCTCCAGCCCGTATCCGCTGTCCTTCGATTGCCCGTCGCGCCGCGGGACCATCACCGCGCTGTCGGCGCCGCGGTTCGCGACGTCGTAAAAGTACGCCATCTTGTCGTTTTCTTCCGCATCCTCTGGGACGTAGACGAGGTCAGCCAGGCTGCCGTGCTTCTCGTTGTAGCGGGCCCAGTCGCGGGCGTTCCAGCGGCGCCGCAGGTAGAGGTCGGCCAGCGGCTTGATCATCGCCTCGCCCCAGGCGTACTGGTAGCCGAACGGGCACCAGACGAACCACTTGCCGTCCGAGAACGGTTGCGCCGAGACGTCCGGCAGCGTGATCGTCCCCTCCTGCAGCGTCAGCCGGTAGGCGCGATAGCCCCAGTCCCAGTAGGTGAACTGCGGGTGGACCGGGACCAGGCGCGGGAACCACATCCGCTCGCCGCCGATCGTCAGCGGCAGCCAGACGACCTCGGCCACCGATATGCCGCACAGCCATCCGTAACGCAGGATCCGGGCGATCGTCTGGGGCGGGAACATCGACGACCAGAGGCCGGTCGCGTCCTCGTTCCCCCCCAGCACCTGGGCGACGTCGGCCGCCTTTCCCGAAGCGTCGGCCGGCTTCACCTCGACGTCGGCGCCGCGGATGACCCCGGCCCGGGTGTCCATTACCGCCCAGATCCGCTCGTCCCGCATAGCGGCGTCCGCCAGCAGGGCGGCCATCCGCAGGTTGCCGACCGACAGCGCTGAGATCGCGACCTCGATGTCGGGAACCCGGTCGATGCCGCTGATCCAGACCGGCGGGATCGTGGAGTAGCGCAGGCGACTGGGCGCCCCGCTCGGCCTATCGACCTCGCGGTCGGGAGGGGGCGGCCCCATCGGGTCGCGCCCCATTCTCAGCGAGAGCTGGCTTGCCACGGCATCGATGATGCTCGCGGCCCAGCCACTGGGTCAAGCTGCGCGGCTACCAGCGGCCGGCGGGGACGCGCCCGGGGGCTAGGGCCGCCACCACCGCGTTCTCGCGGGCGCGCTGCTCCTGGGGGGAAGCCTCGGGGTCGAAGATGAAGCAGCCGGCGACGTTCAGGCTCTGGCCGAAGGAGCGCGTCCAGAACTGGCGGATAAAATCGATCGCCTGGTGGAAGATTATTGCCGGCGGTTGATGATCCAGGGCGTCGGCCGTCCAGACGTGATCGAACGTCTCGGCGCCTGCGCGCATACGCCGCGAGATCCGCATCTGGAGAAACCCGCGGCCCAGCATCTCCCGGTCCAGGGCCGACTTATGATCGTCGTACCGCTCCCAGGACTCCCGGGGGAATAACTCGATTCTGATCGGGAAGGGCGGGTCCTTCAACTCGATCCGCGACAGTATCGCCCTGGCCTCTAGGTTCGTCACGGCGTCGCCTCAGCGCTGATAGCGCCCAGGACGCAGGCGGCGACGCTCATCCCGAAGACCGCGAGGATCAGGCACTCCCGCTTCACGGCTTCCTCCTGCCGCCCAGCGCGTCGAGCGCGTACTGGGCCATCGCCGTCCGCCGGTCCTCATCGACGTGCGTGCGCCAGGCGCTGGTCTCCTCGCGCGGGACCGGCCGGGCCAGGATCTCGGCCTCCCCGCTGGGCATGACCAACCGACGCCAGGGGTAGCGCTCGAACGGATCGGCATCGATCAGCATGTCGTACGGGCACCAGAGGCGGCCGTCCTGGGAGACCTCGCGGCGGGCGTCGATCTTGGTCAGGCGCGGCGGCTCATAAGCCGGCTTCTCGTCTTCGAGCGGCGTGGCGACTAAGCGGCAGTTGGGGTGCGCCTGCGTAGGATCACGCGGGGCGGGCATCAGCAGGTTCGACTTATCGTTGTCGCGGGCCCAGTCGCGGATGTCCTGGAGATCTTTCAGATTGATTGGGATCGCTCCGTGGCAAGGAACCCGCGGACGCGGTACGGACAGCCGGTTGCGCTCCTCCTGGGCGGCGATCATCTCGCTGGGGAGGGTCGGATCTTCCTGGCCGACGTCCTGAACCAGGACCGCGTCGAAGGAACCGGATGGCTCCGGGAAGTCCTCCAGAGCTTTGAGATAACTACGGTCCGGCGCAAGGATCTCGTTGGGGGTTCCTTCTTCGCAGATTCTCGCTACCGCCATCATTCCTGTTCGCTTGTGCCGTACGGCCCAGATCTGTCCTACTTTGATCGGCGTCCCCTTGGGCGGCGCATGCCCAGCGATGTCCGGGATCAACCACGACGACCAGTCGCCCTCGCGCGCCCGCTGGATGGCGTATCCGTCGCGCTCGGGGGCGTAGTTCGGGCAGTCCCGGTGCTCGGCCGCGTGGTAGTGCCGCCGGTGGGCGTTCTCCGCGGCGTTGAAGGTCAGGCCCGCGCGGGTGCAGCGCTGGCCGCACTCCTCGCAGAGGTAGGCGCAGCGCTTCGGGTCGTGCCCCGAGAAGTAGGACGACGGCCACCACGCGCCGTGCTCGCCGTTCGCGCGCGTGGTAGCTGGCTTCCAGCCGCCGCTGTGATCTTCGAGCGCCTCGCGCGCCACCTGGAACCCGACGGCTCCCTCATCGTCATCGGCGTATGGCTCGGCCACCACCAGGAATCTGCCCTGGCCGGCGTCACGGCGGATGGTGAACACGCCGCCGTAGCCCTCTTTCGTCCACCGCTTCGGAAGACTCGTTCCCGGGAAGTTTTCCATGCCGAGATATTACGCGCCGGCCGCGCGGGCGCCTACCGGCGGGTCCGCCACCAGTGGATCACCAGCATGCCGAGCCCGACCAGGATCGAGATCCCGGCCCAGGCCACGAAGAAGACGATCGCCCCCGGCGTATATCCAGCGTCACCCATGCCTGGATATTACGCGGCGCTGCCGGAGCCGCTGCCTATCGCGAGCTGGCGCGGGCGGGCAGGCGACGCCACCGGCGGCCCCTCGTCGCGGTCAAGGGCAGCGCAGAGCTCGGCGTACACGTCCTCGTATCCGTGGTCGGGCAGCCGGTGCGCCTCGGCGGTCAGCCGGTACAGGAACCTGGGGCGCTGGCCGGCGGCGGGCGGCGTCCGGTCCCCGGTGTCGACAAGCCACAGCCGCGCGCGCGTCAGCGACAGCTCGAAGGCGCGCAGGTCGTTCAGGCTGATCCGCCCATCGTTGGCGCGGGCCCAGCGCAAGAACGACAGCGCCCGCTCCCGCCAGGGTGACAGGACCCGGGGGCTTGGGACCCCGGCCCGGATCGCCCGGCTGGCGACCGCCGGGAGCTTCAGTTGTGGGTAGCCGGCAACCCGGCGCGGCTGCTCCCGGAAGCCAATCGCGCCACCGTAGCAGCCGACCAGGACCCCTATCCCCAGATGCCGGGCGACGTCCCGGAAGCCTCGCCCGACCTTCGGCGCCGCCGCTACGGCGTAGTCGGGGTATGCCGACCGCTCCCAGGCCGGCGGCAGGCACTGGGCCAGCACCTCGCAGTTGGCCCGCAGCTTGGCGTGGATCCCCACCTGCTCGCCCATCCGCAGGTCCAACCGCCCTGGCTGGCAATCCATTCGGGCGACCAGCACCAGGTCCCAGCCCGAGACCTCGGGGTAGACCTCCAGCCCGGCGGCCTCGGCCCAGGCCCGGATCTGGTCGCAGAAGTCGGCCTCGGTCACCGGCCGCCCCTGGGGCGCATCCCGCCGTTGCTTCCCCGGCCCGGGTTCAGGTTCCGGTGCTGGGCGCAGCGGAACGCCTTCCCGTTCCATGCGGCAGGCCGCGCGCACTTGCGGCCGTGGATCCGGACCGTGCAGACGTAGCCGAGCACGGGATCCATATTACGCGGTGGTTGCGGGGGTCGGGATTGAACCGACCTGGACCGGCTTATGAGGCCGGCGGCCAACCACTGGCCCACCCCGCAGGACTTCCGGGCCTAGCCGAACAGCCAGGCCCAGAAGCGTCGCAGTCAGCCGGCGGCCGGCGCGGGGGCCGGGGTCGGCGGCTGCTGGGCGCTGACCAGGCTCTCCACGAAGGTCTCCAGGTCCTGCTCGGCCGCCAGGACCTTGGCGTTGGCGTCGGACAGGGCCGTGGCGGTCAGGCTGGCCGTGCTCTGGGCGCTCGTCAGCGCGGCCTGGGCTGCGGTGTTGTCGGCGTCGGCCTTGTCGGCGTCTGACTGGGCGGCGGCGATGGCCTGGGCCTTCGCATTCAGGGTGGCGGCGTCGGCGTCGGAAAGGATCGTGCTCATGGCGGGCTCCTCGGTTCGGGTTCTGTGCAGCGGCGCCAGCATACGCTCGGGCGCAGCGGCGCGGGATTGATTTCACCTTGTCGAACGCGCATCTCCCCGGGGCGTGCGTTCGTTAACGTACATTTCGAGTTCCCTGGCATGTTCGAGACAGCCGGCCGCGTGACGGCGCTGCTCTTCAATCTTCGTTCTGAGTTCTGCGTCGGTGCAGTTTTCGATCGCAACGGCACACTTTTCTCCGTCGCGATCGATGATGTAGCGCGCCTGAAGGCGATGGCATCCTGGGAGGACCCAGCTGCGGATCTGCTTCTTCCATTTCTGCTCGCTTGAGACGTCGGAAATATTCTCCGACGGCGCTACGCATGGCGATCGCGCTCATCTTGATCGCCCAGTCCCGATCCGGACCTTCGATCCCATGTTCGTGAGTGGCCAGGATGCCATGAACGATCCAAGACATCTTCTCGACGTCTGGGTTCGACCTAACGAACCCTTCTATTTCTGCTTGGATGTCGGCTGCTTCTCGTTCGGTCATTGGCATTTCCTCCCCGAAGATGTTCCGCAAAGATCCCGGCCCAGCCGGCGATCTCTTCGAGGTAGGACACTAACTCTTTTCGTTGGCTATCCCCAAGCCCGCGCTCGACGGCATTTTTATCAACCGTATCGATGTACCGAGCGAAGTCTTTGACCGTGCCGTACGCGTGGACCATCGCCCCGTAGTCCTCGGGGGTCCTTCCGGCGAGGTCGACGACGGGCTTGCGCGCCGCCTTTGTCCCGACCCTCGCCAGCTCCGTCACCTTCGCCGGGCGCCCCTTACCGTCCACCAGCGCGTCGAAGGTCTCGGCCGGGACGGCGGCCACGCGGAGGGCCGTCTTGGTCTGGCGTTCTGAGAGACCGGCGTCGGTGGCGGCCTCGACCCGAGACCTCGGGCCGTCGGCGGCCCCAGGTTGGTCGGTGCGCTTCCCGGGTTGCGGTTGTATCTCCCGCAGCAACTCCCCGCACCGGCGGATGGCGCGGGCTCGAATCCGGGTCGCGTGGTCTTCCAGGGTGGGGTCCTCGCTCTGCTTCGCGTAGCTGGCCAGGGCGGCGGACTTATCCGCCCAGTCCTGGCACTCATCCAGCCGGGTGCAGGCTTCCAGGGCCTCGCGGGCGGCCTCGTAGGCGGCCGGCAGGCGGGCGTGGGGGATCGATGGAAGGTTGGCGGGCAGCGCGATAGGCATCTTGGTCCCGGATATTACGCGGCCTCAGATGCGCCGGTTGTTCAGCGGCCCGTGGGACTTGTAGGGGGTCGGGCCCTTGTTCTCCAGGAGGTCGGTCAGGACCCACACCAGGGCGTCCATCCGGCTGGGGGAACGCATGCCAGCCAGCGGGTCCCACTGGGTCATCTCGTCCTCCAGCTTCCCGTGCGTGCCGACGTGGTGGACCTTCCCCTGCTCGTAGAGGCCAGAGATCGGCTCGGCACGCACCGCCTTACCGCGTGACGCCGTGACCTTCCGGTAGGCCAGGTCGCGGTCGCCGTAGGCGCGCAGGTTCGACTCCACCAGGTCCCCGCCGTTGTTCACCTCGCCGATCACACGGTCAGCCTCCCGCCTGCGGTAGACCTCCGCAGCCTTCTCCGCCCACTGCATGGGCGTGTAGATGCCGCTGGCGTCCTCGAACACGAAGGCGTGGAGGTCGCCGTTACAGGCCGGCAGCGCGCGGCAGGGCGCGATCCCGGCGGCGACGATGCCGGTCAGGTCGCTGTCCGGGTTCGATGTAACGGCCGGGTCGATAGCCACTGCGATCCGGCGCATCTCCAGCGGCGCCTCCTTCACGCGCAGGGCATCGATGATGGCCTGCTTCCAAAGCGCGTTGGGGTTGTCGGTCAGGACCTCGGCATTCAGCTCCTGGCGCCCGATCCGCGTGCCCTCGTAGGCGCGCAGGACGGCCTTCAGGAAGCTCGGGGCGAGGTTCTGCTGGTTGTCGTAGGTCGATCCCCTCGTGACCGCCACGCTGGGGTCGGCTACGAGGGCCCGGATGATGGGCAACGGCCGGGGGGTGGTAGTGACGACGCCGCGCGGGTGCTGGCCGAGCCGCAGGCCGAACTGCAACTGGTCCCAGGCTGCCCGGGGGTCGTCCCAGGCCGCGAGCTCGTCCGCCCAGTAGTAATGGTGCTGGGGGCCGCGGAGGCGGGCCGGCTCCTCCGCGGAGTAGGTCTTAGCGATCGTCCCGTTCGGCCAGGTCAGCTGGCGCCGGGACGGCTCGTAGACCGGCCGCTCCGATTCCGGTCGCCGGGCGTAGTTCGCCAGGATCCCGCTCTCGCCCTCGACCATGACGTCCCGGACGTCCGCCGCGGTGGCGCCGACCAGCGCGATCCGGCACGGCGCCGCCTCGGCCTGCTCCCCGATCCACTCCGCCCCCGACCTCGTTTTTCCAAACCCTCTACCCGCCAGGATCAGCCAGGTGTCCCACTCGCCCGGCGGCGCGAGCTGCTCTGGCCTGGCGATCAGCGCCCAGGTCAGCAGCAGCCGCTCCATCTCCTCCGGGCTGGGGGGCCGCCCCATCTCGGCGACCAGCTGCGCCTGGAATGCCTCCCCCGCCGTGATGGTCAGGCCGGCGGCCAGCGCGGCGGCGTGCGCGGCCCTGATCTGCCGGGCCAGCAGCGAATCGCCCACCTGATCAGCCCGGGTTCTTCTCGGCCATCCGGGTGAAGGCAGCCACGACCTCGGACACCGGCTTGACCACTACCGGGCCGCCCTCGGGGCCGGTCACCACCGTGTTGGTGGGGGCGTCGAGGCCGCGCAGGCGCGCCAGACGGTCCTCCCAGCGCCAGATGGCGGTTGAGTTCTTGACCGGCCCGTCGGCGTAGAGCCTGGAGATCATGCGCCTGTAGCGCCGTTCGGCGTCCTCCTTGGACTTATCCAGACCGGGAAGCGGGTTCTCCTGGCGGCGCCGGACCACCCGCTGGATGTATTTGTCGGTCGTCCGGCTTGAGAGCGGGCCGTCCTTGCCGGCGGTCTTTCCCAGCAGCGCCCGTAGCTGCGCCTTGGGCATCAGGAGGCCCATGGCCTCGTCGCAGACGTCGACTAACCGGGCGATCTCGGCCCTAGTCCGGCGCTTACCTCCGGGTGGCTTGGGGCGGTTCGCAGCGTCTCGCACCGTTCGATCAGGGCTGGCCTTGGCCATGGGATCTACCGTACCACGCTGGAATCATTCCGGGTTACGGGCCGGCGTTGCTCGTGGAACAGGGCTGGCGACGGCGCGCCCGGATTCTGCCCCTGCCTGGGTCCGGGGCCACCTGTGGCGGGGCGGGGCGGAGGTTCACCGGCGGAAGGCCCAGAGTTCCCCGTGAGGGCAGCCGTCCCCGGGGGTTAGTTCTACTTGGCGGTAGATCGGCGGGTTCTTGGGGTTGAACGGCTTCAGGTCGGGAGGCGGCAGGACCGCGATGTACGTCGAGGGGCCGTTTAGGTGCAGCCCGGCGGCCCTGTAGTCGCCCAGGCTGCAGTGGAGGACGTCCGGCTGGCGGGGATCGTCGGCGATGGTCTGAGTCAACGCCAGGAGGCGAGGCGGACCGCCGAACAGCTGGAAGCGGCCGATCCTAGTCATCCCCCGGATTGCTCCGGCGGCGTCCCGCCTGTAGCAGGGTAGCGGCGCAGGAAGGCGCGAACGCATAGAACCCAAGGCGAGCGGTCCTCATGTTTTACCGGCGCCGTGGCTAGTAATCCCACCGCCTCCTCAAGCGAGGCGCGGGCGGTTCGATTGGCCTCGTGCCACTCGCAGCCCTTGCGGAACTCGGCGTCCGCTCGTCGCTCTGCCTCCTCTGCTCTTCGGAGGGCGGCGGCCTCGGCGGTTTCGTGGCGAATGACAACGCCCTGGAGGCGCCCGATTTCCTGGCTGGCCTCGACGCAGGCGGCTCGCGCGTCGTCCCGCTCCCTGGTGACCTCGGCGAGGCCCTCATCGAACGTCCCAGCCTGGATGTCTCGTCCGCACGCCGGGCATTGGCCGCTGCACCCGGGGCACGGCTCTTCGTCGATGTCACCCACGTTCCGGCCCTTCCTCTCGGGTGGTTAGCCGTTCGACCAGCCACGCGCTATTTCGCATCGTCACACATGACATCGCGCCGCACTGGCATTGTTTGACGTGAGGGCCACGCGCCTCCTTAGCCGCGTCCTCCAGGATTTGCACCACCACTGCCCGCGCGGCCTTTAGCGCGTCGAAGGGCCCCTCGGCCGTCACGTCGTGCAGGAGTCGGCAGGCCATCTTGTCCGCGTACGTCACTCGGATCCTCCTTCCTGGGGTGGGCCGGCGAGGGCGGCACTCATGAAGCACCCGAAACACGTCTTGCTCTCGTCGTCGTACGTTGGACATTCGTTCGCGTGAGCGACCAGCGCGGCCCGCAGCCTCTCGTTCTCTGCCCTCAGCGCGTGAATCTCCGCATCTTGACGGCGCGTCTCCCGTTCCTTGATGACCAGGAATCCGGCGACCCTCTCGTTCTCTGCCTGGAGGCGGGAGACCACGGCAGCCAGGGAGTCAGGCTCGTCCCTGGGCATCCCGCAGGTATCACACGGCTCGGCCATCGGGTCTTTCACGGCTACCGCCCTCCCTTCTCGGGAGGGGCCGGGGGCCATAGCGTTCCGTCTGGCATCAGGAAGCACAGCGGTGACGTCCAGACGACGCGACTCAGAACTCTTTCTGCTGCCTCGACTGAACCGGCCATGAGCTGGCCATCGACGGCGCCAAACCAATCCGGCGCGAGCCACTTGCTAACGTGAACACCAACGCCGCAGACCTGAACTGTCGGCAACGGCGGCAGCTTGAACGGGGGGAGCCTCCATTTCTGGAGCGCAGGTGCAGGCATCGGAAACGAGCGGAGCAGGTACTCGTAGCCCATCACCCTCCCCCTTCCGTCCGAGGGGCCGCGCTGGGCGGGTTCAGGGGACGGCCAGCGTCGCTGCAGGCGGAGGAGCACCACATCGGCTCAGGCCCTGGTATGAGTCCCCAGCCGCTGCACCACGGCTTGCACACCGGTCTGGCCTGCTCCGGGGCTGCGATAGCCTCAGACAAGGTCGAGAACACGCCAAGTGTCTCCGGGGCTGCGCCGTGGGCAGCTTCGGCACGCTTTCGCAGCTCCGCAGAAAGGCCAGGCCAGGACGAGACCGGCTTGCCTTCTCGGTGCATCGCCTCTGAGTCGTCCATCCATTCGGCTGCGCAGTGGAGCAGCAGAGCCAGCGTCATCTCGGCTGGTGTCGGCATCAAATGCTTGGTGCGCGCGGGCTCCGGGGCTACGCTGGCCCGGCGGTTCCAGGCGGCGATGGCTTCGGCCTCCGTAGTCGCATCGGGTCCGATACCGCACCCGTCGCTGGCGCATGCGACGTATCGTCTGTGACCAGGCCCCGTGAACGTGCGCGTCTCCGATGGACCTCCGCAGAACGGGCAGTCTTTCAGAGCGTCCGGCTTCAGCTTCTCGCTCATGGTGTCTTCCTCCCAGGGCACGAGTCGGGCGTCCAGGTGGCGCCCTTGTCGTGCGAGCAGATGGGTAGCCCGTCTCCATCCAGCGTCACCCACGCGTCGCAGTTGGCGCAGGTCACTG